GAACACGAGGACACCGCACGCACAGCAATCCTCTATGCGGTTTCCTATCTCTACGAGAACCGCAATACCGCTGATTTCTCCAAGCTGAATCTGAGTTTGCGGTCGCTGTTGTTTGCACAGCGAGAGGGGGTTGTCTGATGGAAATCGGCACACTGAACCAGCGGATTACCCTATTAGAGCAGCGAGTAAAAGTCGATGCCATCGGCAACCACTGCAACCGATGGGAAGAAGCGTTCTCCTGCTGGGCAAGGGTCATGCTGAAATCCTCGGTCGAGAATGCAGACACTGGCGTGACCAAAGAAGTACAGACCTTGGACTTTTATATCCGGCAGCAGCGGCAATGGATGCCGTCCACGTCTGCGAACCGGATTTTGTTTCAGGGGGTTGTCTACGATATCACGGGCGTAACACCGGATTTTATCCGCAAGGATTACTTGAAATTGACGGCAACGGCGAGAAAGGCGGGAGAGGCAAATGGCAACAGCTGACCATCTGGCAGAGGAAATTATGAAATGCTTACAAGAATATGCAAATCTAACGGATGCTGCCACAAAAGTTGCAGTTAAAAAAGCGGCTGCACAGGTGAAAAAAGAGATTTCTCAAACCGCCCCAAAAGACACCGGAGCCTATGCAAGAAGCTGGAAAGTGAAAAAAATACAGGAAAGCAGCCACAATTTAAACCTGACTGTTTGCTCTCCAAGACGGTATCCGATTGCCCATCTGCTGGAGAATGGACATGCAAGACGTGGTGGTGGTCGGGAAGTAGATGGAATCAAACACATCAAACCTGCAGAAGACCACGGTTTAGAATTGCTGGAACAGGAACTACGAAAGGGATTGTCATGACCTACGAACAAATCGCAGAAATGATGGAAGAGATGGGGCTGCCCTTTTCCTATCATCATTTTGCAGAGGGTGAAAGTCCGAATCCCCCGTTTCTGCTTTTTCTTTCCCCGGGAGAACATACTTTTTCTGCGGACAACAATCGGTATTTCAGTTCTAAGCAGCTGAATATTGAACTTTATACCGACCAGAAGCAACCAGAACTGGAAGAACAGGTGGAAATGGTTCTTTCTCAACATGAAATCTATTACACAAAAACAGAAGTTTGGATTGCATCCGAACAGCTGTATGAAGTACTTTATGAAATGGAGGTTTAACCGATGGCTTTGGAGAAAAATAAGGTCAAATTTGGTTTGAACAAGGTACACTATGCAAAGATTCTGTCTTTCGATGACGAAGGCGTACCAACCTTTGCAGAACCAGTTCGCATTCCGGGTGCAGTATCCCTGTCGATTGATGCAGAGGACGAAGCATCCAACTTTTACGCAGATGACGGCGTGTATTACGTCCTCAACAACAACTCTGGCTATACCGGCGACTTAGAAATCGCACTCGTTCCGCTGGATTTTGCAACCGATATTCTCGGCGAGCAGCTGGACAAAAATGGCGTTCTCACGGAAACCAATACCGCAGAAGTATCGCAGTTTGCCCTGCTCTTTGAGTTCAGCGGCGACAAAAACAAGATTCGTCACTGTCTGTTCTGCTGCTCTGCCTCTCGTCCGGCAACAGAATCCAGCACCATTGAGGACGAAAAGGAAGTTAAAACAGAAACGCTGTCTTTGACCGCAACGGCGTTGAACAGTGGTTTGGTAAAAACTAAAACCTGTGAGAAAACGGATGCCGAGGTTTATGAGAACTGGTACAAGACGGTATATATGCCCAATCTGGCTGCCGCTGTACAGAGTGGTAAAGCATCCGCAGCATCTGTGAAAGCGTAAGGAGGTGGCAGTATGGCAATTCAGAAGAACATCACCATTGATGGGATTGATGTGCCTTTTAAGGCAAGTGCGGCAGTCCCCAGACTGTATCGTCTGAAATTTCGCAGAGATATTTATCAGGATTTTGCAGCACTGCAAAAGTCTGTGGGAGAAAATACAGAGGAATCCTCCGCACTGGACATTGAAAGCCTTGAAGTATTTGAAAACATCGCCTATATCATGGCAAAACACGCCGATGCAGCCATTCCGGCATCGCCGGATGAGTGGCTGGAACAGTTCAACACGTTCAGCATTTACGAAATCCTGCCACAGCTGATTGACCTCTGGGGCTTGAATGTAGAAACGCAGGTAACCGGTAAAAAAAACATCGCCCGATTGACCGACCGATGACCACACCGCTGTTTTTGTTGCGGTGTGTCCAGCTTGGGTTGTCAGTGAGTGACTTAGACTTTTTAACGATCGGATTGGTAAACGACCTGTTTACAGAAAAAGAGAACGATGCTTATCCGTATCGTTATCAAGCCACACAAGCAGATTTTGACAAATTTTAAAAGGGGGAAAGCAATATGGCGAGCCGTATCAAAGGCATTACCGTTGAAATTGGTGGCGATACCACTAATCTGGTAAAATCTTTGGAGGGTGTCAACAAAAATATCCGTAATACGCAGAGTCAATTAAAAGACGTCGAGCGGTTGTTAAAACTTGACCCCACTAACACAGAGTTGCTGACCCAAAAGCAAAAATTGTTAAAAGATGCTGTATCCGATACAAAAAACAAGCTGCAAGCCCTTAAAACGGCGAGCGAAGCCGCAGCCAAAACAGCGGATAATTACGGGGCATGGAAAACCAAATATGATGCAATACAGAGCGAAATTGAAACCACGACCACCGAATTAAAAAAGCTGAAAAAACAAGCAGAGGATGCAGAAAAGCAACTTGCTGACGGAAAAATCTCTCAAGAGAAATACGATGCTTTACAAAGTAAAATAAAATCAACAGAAACCAAACTTAAAGACTTAAAAGAAGCCGCAAAACAGGTAGATGATGAGTTTGGACATCCGATTTCCCCGGAACAATATGACGCGTTGCAACGGGAAATCCAGCAAACGGAAAACGACCTAAAGAAACTGGAGCAACAAGCAGGTGAATCCAGAACGGCGTTGGTTAAGCTGTCCGAAACCGGAAAAAAGTTTCAGGACGTTGGCGATAAAATCTCCGGCGTTGGTACAAAGTTGCTCCCGGTTTCAATGGGAATTGCCGCTATCGGAACACTTGCCGTAAAAACGGGAGCGGATTTTGATTCTGCGATGAGCAAGGTTGCATCCATTTCCGGGGCAACAGGTTCGGAAATGGATGCTCTCCGAGATAAAGCCCGTGAGATGGGTAGCAAAACGAAGTTCTCCGCAAGCGAAGCTGCCGATGCGATGAGTTACATGGCTATGGCTGGCTGGAAAACCAGCGATATGCTTAACGGTATTGAGGGCATTATGAATCTTGCTGCTGCATCAGGCGAGGATTTAGCAACAACGTCCGACATTGTTACAGATGCTCTCACTGCTTTTGGCTTAAAAGCGGAAGATAGTGGACATTTTGCGGATATTTTAGCGGCTGCATCAAGCAACGCCAATACCAACGTCAGCATGATGGGTGAAACTTTCAAGTATGCCGCTCCGGTGCTGGGTTCTTTGGGATACTCTGCTGAAGACTCTGCCATTGCCATTGGGCTGATGGCAAACGCCGGTATCAAATCTTCACAGGCTGGTACGGCTTTACGTGGTGCGGTCGTCAGCCTTGCCAAGCCAACTGACACGGTATCAGCTGCCATGGAACAGTATGGCATTTCTTTGGTGGACAGTTCCGGCAAGATGTACTCTTTACGAGAACTTATGGAACAACTCCGTCAGAAATTGGGCGGACTTTCTGAGGCAGAACAAGCACAAGCAGCCGCTTCACTTTTTGGTCGAGAAGCGATGTCTGGGATGTTGGCAATTATCAACGCATCACCAGCAGACTTTGAGAAGCTGACAAATGCAGTAGATACTTGTTCCGATACGGTAGATGGCTACAATGGCACGACCGAAAAAATGGCAGCTACTATGCAGGACAATCTTGCAGGACAGTTGACTATTTTGAAATCTCAGCTGGAAGAACTTGCAATCAGTTTTAGTGATATTCTGATGCCTACCATTCGCTCCATTGTTTCCCGTATTCAGGAACTGGTGGACAAGCTGAACCAATTAGACCCGCAGACCAAGGAAACCATTGCGAAAATTGCACTGGTGGCTGCCGCTCTGGGTCCGATGCTGATAGTATTGGGAAAGACCATTTCCAGCGTGGGGACGGTATTTTCCGCAGTGTCCAAACTGCCCACCCTTTTATCTGCTGTGCAGAGTGGCATCGGAGCCATTACCGGAGCGTTGGGCGTGTCATTAGGTCCGCTGCTTGCCATTATCGCAGCTGTCGCCACTCTGGCGGCTGCATTTGTACATCTATGGCAAACAAACGAGGATTTCCAAAATAAAATTATAAGTATCTGGGAGCAAATCAAAGGCACATTTACCGAGTTGACACAAGGCATTACCGACCGCCTCAACGCTCTTGGGTTTGATTTTGATGATTTTGGTGAGGTTGTAAAAGCGGCGTGGGATGGGCTGTGCAATCTGTTAGCTCCTATTTTCGAGGGTGCTTTTCAGAATATCTCCAATGTCTTTTCCGAATTTACCGGCATTCTTCTGGGATTGCTGGACGTTCTGATTGGTCTGTTTACTGGCGATTGGGAGCAGTGCTGGAATGGAATCAAAGGGATTTTTACATCTATTTGGGACTTTATTGTCAACACGTTCCGCAACATTATGAATACCCTGAAAGGCATTGCAGATGTGGTGCTGGGGTGGTTTGGTACAGATTGGGAAACTGTCTGGACATCTGTAAAAACGTTTTTCACAAACACTTGGACAAATATTCAGACGTTCTTCTCCAATACACTGACCAACATCAAGACGTTCTTCTCCAACATCTGGACTTCCATTTCTACAACTGTTACCAACGTTCTGACCACAATTCAAACAACAGTAACCAACATTTTTACCGCAATCCAGACGTTTGTAACAACAATCTGGCAGGGCATTTATACATTTTTTAGCACAATTTTTAATGCAATTTATACAGTAGTATACACTGTATTTAATACGATATATACAGTGATTACAACTGTGTGGACAACTATCTATACAACATTAGAACCGTTGATTAACGCTTTCGGGTATTTGTTCGAAACGATTTTTGAAGCGATTCAAATTGTCGTTGGAAGAGTTATGGACTGGATTTCCGAAAAAATTAGTGCTATTTGGAATGGCATTGTTGATTTTATCACACCAATTTTAGAAAGTATTCGGGACTTCTTTTCTGAAATCTGGACGGCTATCAGCGATAAAGTACAAGAAAAGCTGGAGTTTATAAAAAATCTTGTCGAAACCATTTGGAATGGAATAAAAGATTTTTTAGAGCCACTCTTAACTGCTCTACAAACAACGTTTACAAACATTTGGGAGGCTATTCGGTCGCAGATTGATGCGGTATCCAATGCAATCCGTTCCCTCATTGAGCGGATTTGGAGTTCTATTTCTGGGACGATTTCTTCTGTTATGGATAGCATCCGAAACACTTTTTCCAGCATTTGGGACAGCATCTCGGATAAAATATCGTCTGTTGTAAATGGAATTAAAACAAATGTATCCAACGCATGGGAAAACATCTATGACAGTATCTCCAATCTTATGAGCCAGATTAAAAATAAGATTTCCGATATTTGGGACGGTATACACGACGGAATTTCTGACAAAATCGGCGACATCCGAACAACCATCGAAAACGGACTTAACGGTGCAATTAACTGGATAAGAGGACTGGCTTCTGATGCGTGGAACTGGGGCAGCGATATTATCTGGGGCATTATTGATGGTATTCAAAGTGCTATCGGCTGGCTGGCGGATTGTGTCACCAATGTTGCCGATATCATTCGGGATTTCCTGCACTTTTCTGTGCCGGATAAAGGTCCTCTGACAGATTATGAAAGCTGGATGCCGGACTTTATGCAAGGGCTGGCTGACGGAATCAATAAAAGCAAAAAGATTGTAACGCAAGCAGTCGCTGCGGTAGCAGATGGGATTTCCGTGTCTATGCAGGGTAACTTGCAGATGGATGCTTTAAAAAGCGAGCAAGGCTCTGCCGGAGCAACAACGACTGTTATCAACAACGACAACAGCCGCACCATCAACCAGACCAACAACAGTCCAAAGGCTCTCACTCGACTGGAAATCTACCGGCAAACGAGAAACGCAATCAATGTGTGAGGTGTTTTATGCGATTTACGCTTATCATCGAAAATGCAGCTGGTGACCGCATCAACATGACTGCCACCGCAAATAAGTACATGATTTCTAAGATTGACGGATTGTATCCCCCTGCTGGGACGATTTCCACATCTTCCTATGCGGGCATGAACGGCAGCTATCTGAATAACGCCTTTGTCGAGAAGCGAAATTTAGTGTTGTCATTTGAGATGCGAGGCTACGGCAGCAACATCGAATTAAACCGCCACGCCCTCTATCGGGTTGTGAAAACCGCTCAATATCTCAAGGTGTATTACCGCACAGTCGGGATTGATGTTTACACAGAGGGGTATGTCGAGAGCTGCACCGTGACCAATTTCAGCGAGTTGGTCAACGGGCAAATCAGTATCATTTGCCCAGACCCCTACTGGTACAGCATGCAGCCCATCTATGCATACAGTCAATCCGTATTTGGAGCGTTTCACTTTCCCTTTCCGGAAAGCGATGAACCGTTTCCGTTGGGCGTTTACAGCACAGACAAAACTTTGTCCATCTTCAATTCTGGCGAAGAAGTAGGAATCCTGATTACCTTAGAAGCCGCCTCTGGCGAGGATGTTCCGAATCCCGTTACAACAGCAGTTGCATTGTATGATGACGATACATCAACCTATTTCCAGCTGCGATTGGACATCTTACCCGGCGACAAAATCATCATCAATACCAAACAAGGGCAAAAGTCGGTTACGCTGGTGCGAGATGGTGTAACAACCAACATCATCAACTGCATGACCTCTGGTTCAACGTGGTTCACGCTCCGCAAGGGGTTAAACCGGTATCGGTTGAGTGCACCAAAATACATCACCGCAACCATCCAGCACACAGATGCGTACTTAGGAGTGTAAATTTATGCTAATTGAGGTTTATCAAATGACCGCCGCCGAAAACACGGTATCTATCACCTTAGAGGCGGTCTGCGATGCGTTCTCAAGTTTCCTTTGGGACATCGAATATTTTCAATGCGGGCAGTTTGAATTGTATATTGCTGCTACGCCGGAAACCGTTGCTGTCTTTCAAACAGGTCGCTTAGTCGGCAGAAAAGACGATACGGAACACTATGGATTGATTGAGTCTGTCCGGATTCAAACGGATGCGGAAAACGGCGATTATCTGACTGTAAGCGGTCATTTTCTCATGATTTTGTTGTCTCGTCGCATTATCTATCCAACGATGGTAATCAAAGAGCAGACCAGCTATGGTGAGATTATACACACCGCAATTCAGAAAAATTGTTTGCAGCAAAACGAGCGTTTTCTTCCGGGCTTGCAGCTCGGCGAAATCACTGGCGACTGCTGGAAGCAAGAAACCCACTTGCAAATCAGCTATGCAAACCTGATGGAGTGGATTTATAAAATTTGTGAATTGGTCGGCGGAACGGCGAACATCTCCCTCGTTGAAACAAAACCAAACAGCCGCAATTATCAAATGGTGTTTACCCTGTCGGAGGGTGTTGACCGCAGCATTTTACAAGGCACCTATCCGCATGTGATTTTTTCGGATGCGTTCCACAATTTGCTAACCTTTGACTATCTCAGAAACGCAGCTGCACAGCAAAATGCAGCTTACACGTTAGGGGCTGGCGAGGGTGAGGCTCGTAAACGTGCATTTTGCACCCTCGACCCAGAGCCGACACGCTGGGAACGGTATGAGGTCTATGTGGACGCTCGTGACCTGTCCGAAGAAACACAAAATGATGCAGGAGAATCCGTCACCATCCCAGAGGACGAATACTTGAAAATGCTGGAAGAACGAGGACGGGAAAACTTGTCCTCAGTGGAAGAAATCAGCGAATCCAGCATCACCGCAACCGCACCGCAAGAGCAGTATCCGCAGGATTATCAGGTCGGCGACTGGGTGACGGTACAGCAAACCCGTTTTGGTTTGTCGCAAAATCGCATCCGACTAATCGGCATGATCGAGAGTTTTGACCAAAACGGCAGGAGTTTGACACCTACTTTTCAGGAGGGATGAGTATGGCTTTTTCATACGGTTTTTTCAATGCAAAAAACTTAGACCGGGTTTATACAGCGGAACATTTTACCAGTTATCTATCCAGTATCATTTGTGACGGGATTCAGGACACTTACGGCGAATGTTTTTCGATTACACCAGCAGGTGGTTTCCAGCTTCGGATTGGCAGCGGCAAAGCTTGGATTCAGGGACACTATTTCCAAAACGACAACGGTTATATCTTAGACTTGTCGCAGTATGCAGATAGTTCCCTGCCTCGGTATGTCACTGTCGGGATTTCCTGCGACACGCAAGAATCTGTGCGGAGCGTGCAAATCGAGGTGCTTGCAGGTACGCCAGCCGTTGCCCCGTTTATCCCGTCTTTCAGCAACAATGACACGAAAACCACACTGACCCTCTGTCAGGTGCGAGTCAATGGCGGTTCAAGTGGAATTACCGCATCCAACATTACAGACTGCCGGGACGATGAGGAGTTGTGCGGTTATTGCCGCTGCATCCTTGGCAAGTGCAAAGTCACAGAGATGTTGATAAAAATGACACAGCTAAAAGCAGACATGGATGCATTAAAAGCACGGGAAGATGCACAGGATAGCAAGATTGCCGAACTGGAAGAAAAGCTAAAAGCCTTTACTTCTGATGTAGTTGCAGCTGGGCAGTGCGGTGAAGATG